GGCGGCGGATGCGTCCTGGCGATGTGCGCCGCCGGCGCCGGAGCGGCCGTCTACGCCGTCTCCCGGGACGTGTTCGTGATCGTCATCTGGGTCGTCTCCTGGGCCCTCATATGGTGGGTGGCTCGTGCACCCAACCCCGCTCCCCCACCGGCCCCGGAAGGGGCTACGGAGGAGGAACCGCAGGTCAGCATCGTGAAAGACCCGAGACACCCGAACCGGTGGATCGTCAACCCCAACCGAAAGACAGGGACCTGATGGAGACCGCACTCACCGCACTCCTCTGGGTAGGAGTCGCCGCCGCGAGCATCGTCGTCCTCACCATGGTGGTAGCGCTCATCCGGATCATCGGAGGCAAGTGATGACCGCCGTCGACGAGACTTACGAGTACTGCGCCAAGTGCGGATGGTGGATGAAGCCCCACAGCCACTAGACTGGCCCCGCTCCCGAGGGTTGAGCCAAGCAGGAACCCCCGTCACACACCGTGGCGGGGGTTCCTGCGTATCCTGGGTCGAACTACGACACAGGGACGTGATCGCATGGCTGTACCCATGACCCCGGACGAGTTCCTCAACGCACTTCGCGCCGAGGGCCTGAACGTGCGCGAGGTCGGCACCTGGCGGACCTGGAACCGCAACCACAAGGGCGCCTGGGGCGGCATCAACGGCAGCATGCTCCACCACACCGCCGGCCGCGAATCGGGATCCACCGAGTTCTGCCGTACGGGTATGAGCGACCTCCCCGGGCCGCTCTGCCACGTCGTCATCCACAAGGACGGTACCGTCGACCTGATCAGCGCAGGCCGCTCCAACCACGCCGGCGGCGGAGACCCCGACGTCCTCCAGGCAGTCACCGACGAGCGCTACAACGACGCGCCCCCGCGGCCCCGCTACGGCAACTCCAACGGCGTCGACGGCAACGCCCACTTCTACGGCGCCGAGTGCGTCAACCTCGGAGACGGCAAGGACCCTTGGCCCGCCGTCCAGGTCGACGCCATGGTGCGTTTCTGCGCCGCCGTCTCCCGCCACTACGGATGGACCGAAAAGTCCTGCATCGCGCACCGCGAATGGTCCTCCGACAAGCCCGACCCCGCCGGGCCCGGCATGCCCTCCATGCCGGCCGTACGTGCGAAGATCGCAGAGCGGCTCGTCCACCCGGCGGGCTGGAACCCCGGCGCCACCCCGGCGCCCGTACCGGCAGGGACACCCATGACCGACCCGAACCTCTCCGTCCTCTCCCGCACCGAGGACATCACCCTCGTCAAGGACGTCGAGACGACGATCTACTGGACCGGCGAGAACACCGACGAAGGCAACGAGCACGGTGCCGGCGGCAAGACCGTCCTCGACGGCGGCAAGTACGTCGCCACCCTCAGCTTCCGCATCGTCGGGCTCGGCGAGAACGAGACCGTGTGGATCTACCCCGCCGAGGAGGACCAGACCGGTACCTTCGCGGGCGCCGGGTTCATGCACGAAATCGAGGGCCGCGGTAACCCGGCGCTCCCCGTCCAGGTGAACGTCACCATCACCGGCCGCGTCTACAACCGGCTCAGCTTCCGCCTCAAGACCGGGTCCTCCGCCTCCGGCATCACGGTCACCGATGCGCAGCTCGTCATGCTGTCCTGGCCGGCCGCCTAACCCCGGATGGACGAGCCGACCATTCCCGAGCTCCTCCGGGACCTCCAGGCCGACGTACGCACCATCCTGCAACGTCAGGAGCAGTACGTGACCAAGGAGATCCTGGACCTGCGGCTCGAGGGGCTTGCGAAAGACCAGGCCGAGGACCGGGCGCGGCTCGACGCGATGAGCCGTTGGGTGTGGTCAGCAGTCGTCGGCCCTGTCATCGTGGGGATCGTCCTGTACCTCGTACTGGGGAAGACACCATGAAGACGCTCCGTTGGTGGACTACGGTCATCGCCCTGTGGGTGGCCGTCGCCTACGCGATCGTCTACGGGCGCGGCCTCGCCGACAGACTCGACACCGCCGAACGGGACCGCACCGCCCTCGCGCAACAGGTGCGGTCCCTCGGCGGCACCCCCGTCGCAGGACCCAAGGGCGACACCGGCGTCGCCGGAAAGGATGGCCGTGACGGCAAGGACGGAGCTACGGGCCCGTCTGGCGCAGTTGGGGCCACAGGACCGACGGGAGCTGTCGGTCCTGCTGGCGAACCTGGTGCCAGGGGCCAAGCGGGTGAAACCGGGGCGCAGGGCATTCCCGGACCCGCGGGACCGCAAGGTGACCAGGGCCCAGTCGGCCCGAGTGGCCCGCAAGGGCCCCAGGGTCCGCAAGGCGACGTCGCCGAAGCGTGCCCCGCGGGGTACAGCGGCGTCATAGTGGACATCAAGGATGTGGACTACTTCCTCTGTAGGAAGGACACCTGAGAGGAGCAACCATGGCGAACGAACAGCCCTGGGTGCGGCAAGACGGCGAGGGAGAGCGCTCCGGCGCCTACGACGCATTCAAGGCCTACCTCCATCTCGGCAAGGACCGCACCATCGCGCGCGCGGCCGCCGAGTGCGGCAGGTCGGCCTCCATGCTGAAACGGTGGTCGATCGAGTACAACTGGGTTGAGCGGTCCGCCGCCTACGACTCCTACACGGTCACCGCGCACCTCGATGGCGCCGTCCACGAGCTTGCCCGGATCCGGGACAAGAACCTGGCACTCATGGACAAACTGCGCGGGCTCCTCGACACCCGCCTCGACGTGTTCATCGCCAAGGGCATGGACCCGACGGCCATGTGGTCCCGCGCAGTAGAGGTCATGGCCCGCGTCGAGCAGAACAGCATCCTGGCCGGCGACAAGGCGATGACAAGGCAGTCCGAAGGCGTCACCCGCATCGAACAGCTCCTCGAGCGACTGGACAAGGAGTCCACCGGGTGAAGATCAGCCGGGCCGAACTCGCGGGGCTGTCGCCGGCGGACCTGGCCCGGCTCGAAATCGCCCTCGAGCAGACCGTCCAGGAGCGCGAGGCCGGTAAGGTACCGTGGCGCTGTGGCCGCCCGGATTGCGACGGGCGGCCGCACCCCGGTCGCATGGGCGCCCACGCGCGCGCCTCCCAGCTTGCCCCCGACTGGGAGTTCGACGTCTGGCTGGCCCTCGCCGGCCGCGGATTCGGCAAGACCCGCCTCGGCGCCGAGTGGGCCCTCGAAAAGGCGCGCACCCAGGAACGCGGGGCCCTCATCGGTGCGACCGCTGCCGACACCCGGGACATCATCGTCCAGGGCGAGTCCGGCATCCTCGCGTGCGCCCCCGCCCTCTTCCGGCCCGTATACGAGCCCTCGAAAAGGCGCCTCACCTACCCCAACGGCGCCATCCAGATGTGCTACTCCGCAGACGAGCCCGACCGTCTGCGAGGCCCACAGCACCACTACGGTTGGTTCGACGAGCTTGCCGCCTGGCGCTACCTCCAGCACGCATGGGACATGGCCCAGCTCGGCATGCGTCTCGGCGAGCACCCCCAGATCTGTGTCACCACCACACCCCGGCCGCTCCCCCTCATCAAGGCGCTCCTCAAGGACCCGATGACCGCCGTCGTCCGCGGGTCCACGTACGACAACCTCGACAACCTCGCCCCCACCTTCCGGCGCGCGGTCATCGCCAAATACGAGGGCACCACGCTCGGCCGCCAGGAACTCGACGCCGAAGTCCTCGAGGACCTCCCCGGTGCACTCGTCGCCCGCCGACACATCGACGGAAGCCGTGTCCAAGAGGCACCCGAGCTCGTCAACATCGTCGTCGGCATGGACCCCGCCGGCACCGGCGCCGGAGATGAAACCGGGCTCGTCGTCGCCGGCCGCGGGACCGACGGCAAGAACTACATCCTCGCCGACGCGTCCGAGAAACTGTCCCCGGACCGGGCCGCCCGCCGCGCATGGGGGCTCCTGGAGACGTGGGGCGCCTCCCTCCTCGTCGTCGAGGACAACGGCGGCAAGGACTGGATCGAGCACGTCCTCAAGGCCGTATGGAAGGAGCTGCGCACAGACGGCTCCAACCCGCCCCTGCGCCGCGTCAACGCCTCCCAGGGCAAGCGCCTGCGCGCGCAGCCCGTCGCCATGCGCTACGAACAGGCACGCGTCTGCCACGTCGGCTCGTTCCCCGAGCTCGAGGACCAACTCACGACGTGGATCCCCGAGGAGGACAACAACAGCCCCGACCGGGTTGACGCCATGGTCCACGCCGTCACCCACCTCATGAAGAAGCACGACCGGGCCGAGTCCGTCATCCACAACCCGTACGGGGCCGCGCGCCGGGGCGCCGGAGTCGTACACCCGCTCATGACCGCACGTGACCGGGCCGCACGCCGCACGGCATCATAGGAGGCACCATGGACCTGATCACCCTCGCCGTCGGCGCACTCGCCACCCACCGGGTCACCCGGCTCATCACCCGGGACCGCATCACGGCCGCGCCCCGCCGGTGGACGCTCAACAGGCTCGACGAACACGGGCTCCTCGCCTACCTCATCACCTGCGATTGGTGTGTCTCCGTGTACGTCGGCGCAGGCGCTGCGCTCACCGGCGCAAGCATCGGTGCATGGTCCTGGACGTGGGCGGCCCCGCTCGCATTCGCATACAGCTCGGCGGCCGGACACCTGGCCTCCAGGGAAGGTGAGGAGTAGTGGGCATCCTTGACAGGCTGCGCGGTACCGGCCCGGACACACCCCAGCCGGCCAAGACCGTACTCGCGGCCGCCATGCCGCTGAACGGGCCGCAGGTCCGGCAGATCAGCCGCACCCAGAAGCAGTCCACAACGGAGCAGTGGCAAAACGACGCCGCCTACTACTTCGACGTCATCGGCGAGGTTCGGGCCCCCATGGTGTGGATCGCCAACGCCGTCTCGCAGGCCGACCTCTACGCCTCCGAGCTGGACCCCGACACGGGCAAGCCCACCGGGCCCACCGACAACGCCACCGCGAACGCGGCCGCCATGCAGGTCCTCGGCGGCCCCTCCAAGCGCTCCGGACTCCTGCGCAGCGCAGCCCTATGCTGGCAGTGCGTCGGCGAGTACTGGGTCATCGTCCGCCCCCGTGGCCAGGGCAAACCCGACGACTGGTTCGTGCTGTCCGGCCAGAAGGTGAGGGCCAAGGGCGCCGCCTGGGTCTACTGCGATCCGATGACCGGCGCAGAGACCGCCCTTGATGCGAACAGCCTCCTCGTCCGCTCCTGGTCCCCCCACCCGTTCGACCAGGCCAAGCCCGACTCCGCCATGCGCCCCGCACTCGTCGAATGCCGCGAGGTCGAAAAGGCGACACAGAACCTCGCCGCGCGCCTCGACTCCCGCATCGCCATGAACGGGCTCGCCGCCCTCGCCGAGGAGGTCGACTTCCCGCACGGCGACCACGACACATCCGCCGCATCCCTCGCCGACACGCTCCTCCTCGCCGCCGAGACCGGCATCCGGGACCCCGGCCAGGCCGCCGCACAGGTTCCCGTCCTGTTCACCGCGCCCGCGGAGATCATCGCCAACGGTGGCGCGTTCGCCCACTATGATCTCTCCACCACGCTCGACGGACAGGTCATCGAACTGCGCCAGGATGCGCTGAAGCGTCTTGCGGCCGCCCTCGACATGCCCCGCGACGTCGCCGAAGGCACGCAGGGCGAGGCGAACCACTGGACCGCCTGGCAGGTCGAGGAATCCACCTACAAGATCTTCATTGAGCCGCTCCTCAAGGCCATCGGCGACGTCCTCACCGAGTATTGGTACCGCCCCGCACTCATCACCATGGGCATGAGCGCGGACCAGGCGGCCACGTACGAACTCGCGTGGGACACGACCGCCATCGTCGCCCGCCCCGACGACTCCGAAACCCTCGAATCCCTCTACGACAAGATCCTCATCTCCGACGAGTACTTCCTCACCGAGAACGGCGTCAGCATCGACGCCATGCCCGCCCCGGAGGAGCGCACCCGCCGGCTCCTGGAAAAGCTCGTCTCCGTCGCCCCCACACTCCTCGCCGACCCCGCCGTGGCCGAAGCCATGGGACTCGGCATCACCCCCGCACCCGTCGCCGCCGGAGTCGACGCCACCGTCACACCCGCAGGCGAACTCGAGGCACCCGAGCCCGCCCCGGCGCCCAACGCACTCCCGGGCACACAGACGGACCGGCCCGACGACTCCGTACCCGACGGGCTCATTGCGGCCGCCGAGCTCATCGTCTACGACGCACTGTCGCGGGCGGGCGGGCGGCTGCTCACGAACCAGAACCGGGGGCAGTTCAAGAGCACGTCCAAGGAGGAGTTGTACCGTCAGATCCCGTACGAACGCACCCCCGACCGCGTGCACGCCCTGATGGAGGGGTCATTCCAGTTCACGGACAAGGCGGGCGAGGCCCTGGGCGTGGACGGCGAGCGGCTCCACAGTGCCGTGTCCAGCTACGTCTACGGCGTGCTGCGGGCCCGCGCCGCGTACAACCGCCGTGAGCTGACCTGGGCGCTGCGGGAGCTGATGTGACCACGCCCATCGGCGAGGACCCGCACCTGCCCCAGCGGCTGCGCGCGCAGACGTTCATCCGTGAGGGCGAGCAGCGCATCGGCAACACCTGGTACCGCTCCCTCACCCGGTTCCTCGATCGTGTCCGCCCCGCCGTCACCCAGGGCGGAGGCGTCGACCCCGCACGCGTCTCCGACCACACCCCGTTTTGGACCGAGCAGGTCGACACCGAAGTCCTCCCCGAGGTCGGGGGCGTGCTCGCGGGCGCGTGGCGGCGCGTCACCCGGGCCGGGGACCCGCCCACCGACCCGTGGACGTCCACCTACCTGAACGCGGCTGGCAACCGGATGAGCAACACCCCCGACGAGGTGTACGCGCTCATCGTCCGTGAGATCGAACGCGGCATAACGGACGGAATCAGCCTCGACGACGTCACACGCAGTGTCCAAGAGGTACTCACAGCGTCAGCAACGCCGTACTGGCGCAACCGTGCCCGCACCGTAGCCCGAACCGAAACCCTCGGCGCCGTCAACGCAGGTGTCTACCGCGGGGCACAACTCGAGGCAGAACAACGCGGAGACCCCGCCCCGTTCAAGCAGTGGATCGCCACCGAGGACGCACGCACACGGCCCACCCACACGGCCGCCGACAAGCAGCGCACACTGCTGTCCGAGCCCTTCCGAGTCGGCAGCAGCACCCTCCTCTTCCCCGGAGACCCGCGCGGCCCCGCCGGCGAAGTCATCAACTGCCGGTGCACCATGCTCCCCGTCGTACTGGGTGAGACGATCGACTGGACAGAAAGGCAGAACCCCTGATGAGCGACCGAGAAAAGTTCAGCGAGTGGTGGGCGCTCTACATGGCCCCCATGCCCGAACCGGCCACAGCCTCCGAGCTCCTGGACCTGTACGTCACCGGCGTCGTCAGCGGGGCGGACGGGGCGCTCTGGTACAGCGTCTTGAAGGGGGACGAGCTCGATGGCTGAGACCCGCACCTGGAGCGCCGTACTGGCCCGTCTCGGCGTACCGACGGGGGACGGGCGCATCATCGCCCCGGGCGGGGGTTCGTCGCGTGGCCTGCCCCTGCCGATGATGTGGCAGCCCGCGACGGACGACGGGCA